CCGCGTCTTCGAATTTCTTTTCTAGCGCGTTGAACCTGTCGTTCAACATGCCCACGGTTCCTTTCAATCGACCGCCGATTTCGATGAAACGTGGCAACGCTTCGGCTTCATCGTTTTTACGTTCGACCAATTCAACACCCGCGAAATCCGACGGATCCCGCTGTTCGAACACATAGGTTTCATCCGTTTCAACGAAACGATCCACCGTGTGCCCCATTTCCTTCACGAATTGCTTTGCACCATCCAAATCCCAACGGGATTTTTCGAATGATAACGCTTGCAATTCGAACGCCCGATCCGATGCTTGTTGGAATCCCATATAAACCAAATCCAAAACCATTTGTGCTTCGGCTTGCATTTCTGGAATTCCTTCAACCAAATCACGAACCGTTTCCGACATGAACGCCGATAGCTTGTGAAGCTGGATCAACGTTCGGAACGCCGGTGGTTCCTTGTCGAATTGTTCATAGTGCCCGGTTAAATGGTAATACGCCCGTTTCAAGACATTTTCCGGAATGGTTTGATCGATCACACGCGACATCAATTGACGCATCGCCCTTTGCACGGCCGCGAAAACCACCGGTGTTCCTTCGGCCGCCAAATGATGCGGGAACAAATAGGAACGCGTGTTCTTTGGATCGCTGGCATCGTAAATCAAACAGGTTTCGCGCCGCATTTCCAAATTGTCTTTCACGGCCGTTTCCCATTCTGAACGCGCCCAAACCTGATCTTCCGGTGCCGTCTTCGGTTTATGTGGCCGAACCACGCGCCATTTTCGCGTGTTGCCCTTGTCGGTGGCCCCGGTGCGGTGCTCGATATCTTCCTTTGTCGGGGAACCGTCCAGGGACGCGTTTTCCACAACCCCCTTCCCTTCCCCCGCCACGTCTTCGGTTTCTTCCCCTTCATCCCCTTCAACATCGGCGTAAAATTCCGGTGCGGTTTCCTCGAATTGATCGAAATGGTTTTTCAAGTGGTTGAACATCCGCCGTTGGTTGTCGGTGTTCACCCAATCCAAATCCGTTTCGCCCACTTCCTTCATTGCCGTTTCCACCGCTTTCCAATTCACTTCCCCGGTGGTTTCGTGGTGTTGGTAATGAAGCTGATCGAATGATTCCGGTGGCATTTCTTCGGCCCATAGGAACAACCGCGCAAATTGCGCTTTTTCGTCTTCGTTCATGTCAACGAATTTCGAAGCCGCTTCGGTGATCGGCGTGAAATCGTTTTCCTTTGGTGCCAATTGTGGATCTTCCATTGTGAACGGATCTTGTGGAACCGCTTTTGATTCCAATGAATCCGACATGGCCGACAAATCCGAAATCAATTCATCCAACTTGTCGCCCGGATGCGTTGCATCATCGCCCGGATCCACGTTTTCCAATTCACCTTCCGGGGAAACAACCGCTTTCCCATCACCATCGGCTTTTTCCGGTGGTGTCGCCGCTTTGGTGTCGAACACCTTTGATTTCGCTGGCAAGAATTGACGAACGCCCACTTGCAATTCATCCATTTCGGAATCAACACCGTTCAATCGTTCCGCCAACTTTTCCAAGCTGGCCAAAATTTCTTCGGGGATCGAAGATCGATATTCATCAAACGATTCTTCTTGAATCGCATTCGGCAACGCTGGAACCGTCACCGCCGACAATTCCAAAAGATTCGATTTCTTGTGGAACACACCGTTTGGCCCCAAATCCAATTTCGTTCTTTCTTCATCGGAATTTGGCACTTCCACCAACAAAGGAATGAAGCCGACGGAAACCGCCCGCATATCGCGCCCTTTGTATAGGTCAAAAAGTATCTTGGCCAACGGATTGGCATCCACCGCCCAAAGATTCAGGAACCGAAGCCGCCGTGTTCCGGTTTTCTTTTCATCGAAATCACGGAAAATCTTTCCCGATTTCGGATCCTTGATTTCTTTGTAAACGTCAATCGTTTGACCAATCGACGGTGCGGTGTAATCGTGGAACCCCACAAACACGGGATTCATCTTGAATTCTTGCAATTCCCATCCCGAAACCGCTATCCGATCACCGTATCGATCACGCGATTCGGTTGAACCGGTGAACAACATCAAATTCTTTTCATACCCGTCGGCCAACCGATGTTCCGGAACACCGTGCTTCAACGCTAATTCGCGGATTCCATCGATTTGTTTGGTATCAAGACGTGAACCGAAATCCGGATCCACTTCCGCGTCAACGTTCCACTTGATTTCCTTCACGTCTTTGATTTCGACGGATTGCCCCCGGTGTTCATCGATCCATTTCTTTCCGAATGAACCCCAAATTGTTTTGATCATTTCAATCCCCCGTTAGACTGTCCGGGCCAACGGTTTTTTAGATTTCTTCCCCTGTCATTTCGTCAAAATATTGTGGCGTGGTTCCCCGGTGCGATCCGTCGTCTTCCAAACCAACGGCCGCTTCGAACCGGATCCCATTATCACCATCGATTGGTTCCCGATGAAAGTTTTTTCCCGTCAAAACTTGATCTGGAATTCCATCCGGAAACGCCCGACATGTGAACGTTCCTTCGTTCCAATTTCGGCAACGAACGCATGGAATGATCGGTGTTGTCATTTGATCGGCCCCGTTTTCCCGAATGCGATATCGCGCATCCAATCAAATAAATCGTTTGCTTCCTTTGAAAAATTTTTGGCTTTATAGCTTGGATCGGTTGCTATGGCGAACGCTTCCGAAAACGTTTCGCCAAGGTTTGTTGTTGCATAGCTGGAAATTTGATTCTTTACATCAACTTTTCCGGCCAACGCCGTGAATTCATCCCAATATTTTGTTTCCCTTAGTAAATTCGAAACACTATGGCCATATTCATGGCGAATCATTGCGCGAACATTTCCACCCGCCGTTGTCATCCCCGGCTTCATTTGGTTTGGTTTCAATGGATCCCATTCGAACGTCATCCGGCTTTCTTGGATTACTGATGTTCCGCCAACGCGTGTTGCCGCCGCGCCGGAACCGAAAACTTGTGCATCACCTTGAACGTGTTTATACAACGTGACGTGATCCGGCCCCCACTTGGAAACCGTTTTTTGCCAAATTGGATCCGCGTATTGTTGATCTATTGCTTCCTCTAAAATCTTTTTATATTTTGGATTTGGAATTTGATTGTGTTTTTTATAGTAGGCTTTCCACTTGCGCCGTGCTTTTTGCAAATCCTTTGCAGGGAAAATTTCTTCCACTTGTTCCCGCGTCATAACGCCGGATTTCACAAGCAATTCGTGTTTCGCTTTCAACCCATTAATGTGTGCATCGGCCATTTCATCAAATGTCGTGGGAACGGTTGGAATCGGAATTGCCATTTTCCCACCGAACCCACCGGTGGGTGGCTTCATCACCGAAATTCCCGTCACCGGTGGATCCTTCACGCCGCTTGGCATCAACGTGCATCGGCAATTCACCGTTAAATGGCCCGGTGCCCGTGGATCCAATGGGAATTCCAAAACGATCCCTTGGCCAATCAATGAACCCCAATTGAACCCAACCGGCCGCGCCAACCCATCATCCAATAACGCGTGTTCCGGCCGAACGCGATCATCCAAAGACGAAAGCCAATTTTCCGATGGAACGTTTTTCCGTCTGAACGTTGACACCCGCGCAACGTTGGTTGAAAGTGATGCTTCGGTTTGCGCGATTCGTTGCGTGGCGTATGCCCCGCCCCACGTGTTGAACGTGTCACGAACCATCCCCTTCATTTGTTCTTTCGTCATTCCGGCCGCCACCGCTTTATCTAAATTGCCCGTGATTGACGAACGAACCGTGTCAACGATTCGCATGATTCGTTGCGCTTGGGTTTCGACTATGGCCACCGGTTCCAAATCGGTGTGAAAGCCACCCGCTGGATCCACCGCCAATGTTAGGGGTTTGAATTCGGTTGGAAGAATCCACCCGATTTCAACTAATTCTTCCTCGGCTTCGTATGCCGCCGCTTCGAAGATTTCACCGAATATCGGTTTCAATCTTCGGTAAACCTGATCTTTGAATGTGGCCGGTTTGAATATGATTTGTTCGGCCGAAACGATGCTTTCCGCTTCGCCGATTGTGGCCAATTGCGCCGCCCGGATTTGCCAAAACACCGATTTGACAACCTTGGCGATCTTTTTTTCGCCCGGAATCATCACGGTGTCGATCAACCGTTGCTGAACCGCTTCGGCCCGTTCGCGGGTGAAGGGTCCACGGACATCGAACGTTGACGCATCCCGAACTAACGGCCGCCCGGATGTGTCTTCTTCGCTGTCGTCAACGTCTTCGTCGCCGCCGTCTTCATCGGTGTCACCATCACCGGCTTCATCATCATCACCTTCATCCGTGTCGGTGTCTTCGTCACCATCCTGATCCCCATCGTCGCCGTCGGTGTCGTCTTCGTCGGTTTCATCATCATCATCATCCGGTTCGTCGGTTTCCTCGGTGATCGGATAATGGTCATAT